AATTCGTTTATACGTTTTTTTTATCATACTGAAAGTTTTCGTTCCAATAAAGTAGAATAAGTCATTGGAACTGTGTTTTGGATTAAATTTGTGAAATTTTTGAAACCCATTTCACTTGGATCCTTATCTTGTAAATCTACAAAATAGACTTCTTTACCTTCCATCATCAATTGCTCACAAAAGTGTAAAGCTTGTTTTATAGCATCCTTATCTAATGCTATATAAATCTTTTCTACAAATGAAGTAACTATTTTTTTCATTAAGTTACTTTGAATATTTTTACCTAATAATGGAATAGCATTTCTTTTAATAGCTATAGCATCAAATAAACCTTCACATATAACAATAGGTACTTTCCAATTAATCATATGTTCATTAGGTATTATATCTCTACTTACTTGGGGATTTCTATATTTAATATAGGCATTTTTATCAAAAGAACGTGCCGTGAAATAATTTAATCTACCATCTGCATCATAAGTAGGAATTATAATCATATTAGCATATAGACCATATTCACAATATCCTATATTATATTTTAAAATATCATCATCAGTAATACCTCTACTTTTTAAATAATAATATGCTTGTTTCCATGTTATAGTTTTATCATCTGGGAATAATGGTATGTATTCTTTAGGTAATTTAAGTGTATTTACGACTTTTTCTGTGTAGACTTTATTGTAATTACTTTTACATAATGAATTTACTTCATCTAATTTATCTTTACTAGCACCAGCTTGTTTTAAAAGAATATAAAGAGATTTTCCTTTTTTATTACACACCCAACAATGCCAAGGATTATGTCCTTCTTTATTTTCAGTAAAATTAACCTCTAATTTAGGTTTATGATGATTACAATAGGGACAAGTATATGCCATATTTCCTCTGGCGGTCCTTTTTCCACTACCTAATACTGAGTTAGCTAGACTTATTAGTAATTGATTTACCATTCTAATGTAATATCTCTTAGCTCTTTAGCTAATTTAATAATTTTTTTATTATTTGGATGATCATTGTAGCTATGGGATTTAAATTCAACACACATAATTGGTTCTTTTAACTTATTAGCTATATATGCTCTATGCATCCCATCTAAAATTCTAACTACTTTTCCTTTCCATGTTACTATTTGTATTGGATTAAAGTTATTTACATCTTCTTTAGTTATTTTTTTTAAATTAGGAATAATAAAATTAAACTTAACATCTTTAGTTACTTTAGTAGGTTTAAATAATTTAGGCTTTTCTAATGTAAATTTATCAACATTACATAAAAACAATAAACCTGCCTTCCAAATACGAAGTGCATATAAATTTCGTTGAAATAATCTGCTAGGAATCCTATTAAAATTAAATAATAAATAAGGTGTTGCCCAGGGATATTTTTCCTCCATTAAAGGATATATCTGAGATATTTTATTATAAACTATATAATGTTTACTATTCTTATCCATAACCCACAATGTACACTAAAGATTATTAATTTCCAAGGGATCTTTAAATTCTATGTCTTCAAAATCCTTAGTATAAAATTTACCTAAAATATTATCATTAAAAAACTCATCTGGTTTTTCCAATACCTGATATATCATTTGATATTTGGTTTCAAAATAAGTTAATAATTTTTTAGATGGAACTATTTTTAAAATTTCTCTTTTAAAATCTTTTGTTTTACTTTCAGCTAATAATGTTTTTAATTCTTTTTGAGAACCATAATAAGTTAACCAATCAGATTCCTTTACAGCTAATCTATATGCTGGTCTTCTACCTACTACGTTACTTAAAGCGGTTAGTTCTTTTTTACCTAATTTTACTTTTTTGCTAAAATATAATACTTTTTTACCAATATATTTTTTATTAGTTTTTATATGTGTAATTACATACACAAATCCAAAAGAATTAGGGGGAAAGTCTGAAATGTCTTTTATGGTTTTGCCCTGATAGGTCCAACTCATAGTATATGTTTTAATTAAACAAAGTTTAATGCAACGTTAATAAATATTTAAGTTTTAATTAAATTAAAATCTTTACAATTTTTAACAATAATTTTTTTAAACCTATCTTCTATATTATCATTATCTAATAATTCTAAATATAATTTTTTAGATAAATCCCTTTTACCAACATACCAACATGAAAAAGCCTTTTGAAAAGTAAGAGCAAAATTACCAGGATAATTAATATCAAATTTTAAAGGAATTTGATCAACATATTGTAAACCTAATTCCGCATACATATATGATTCAACCCATTCTTTTTTATTACTATGCCATAAACTAGCATGATAATAAGCCTCGGGTCTAGTAGGCAAATAAGCAATAGCTAATCTTAATTGACCTATCTCAAATCCCTCTCTTCTTTTAGTATTATGTAATTGTTTCCAAGTTTTTAAAAAACAATTATAAGCTAAGTCCTTTTCTGTATCATGCCACAGTTCAGCTGCTCTTAAAAAGTAAGAGGTAGCGGCTGCACCCTGTCCTATTTTTTCATATTCTTCTCCTAATAAAGCATTAACCATAGGATCCCTTGGGGATTCAATATATTTATGTAAATATTTTTGTAAATTATTCATTTTCCCATTCTAGTTTTGTTAATACTTCAAATGGCATTTTTAAAGCATAAGCAGCATTATCTTGAAATCCATAAGTAATTATAAAATTATTATCCTTAATTGCTAAACCAGTATTAAATTCTATCATAGCATCCATAAATTTAAAAGGTTTTGAAATAGATTTTAGATTCCAATCTTTATCCCAAATTAAAAATCTATGATAATAATGAGCATCTTTTTTTAAACCTGGGTGGTGCCAAAAATCTACTTCATGAGTTATACAAATTCTATCTTCCCCAAATGGTATTACAGGAGAACTTCCCCTTAATCCAAATGGACCTTTAAATTTATCTTCTTTTTGAATAACTGTTTTACAGGATATAATATCTAAAACTCCTTGTTGTACATTTTGAGTAGATTTATCTTCAGGATTAACTTTAACTATTTCTACTGGATTAGCCCATCTCATAAAATGAAAAGGCATATCTATAATAGGCATCCAATTTTTTTCTAAATAAGTATGTGGTTCAACTTCAATTCTATCTCTTGTTACTTCTTCACATTTATCCTTATTCCAAGTAACTTTACATAATTCCATTCTGCCTTCCCCATCATTTTTAACATCCCTTCTTACACCACAAACATATAATTGTTTATTCCATCTAAATAAACGGGCATCTTCTAATCCTATAAATGACCAAATAGGTTTTATATCATGTTTTGAAGTATCTATTTTCTGGTATGATTCAACTTCTAAAGTATCAGAATTAAGTTTACATAAATAATTTCCAGTTCTTAACTTAATATCATCTTCGGGGTTTAGATATGATAATGTGCCCCATTTACAGTAAAAATTTTGGTTAAATTCCGCGTGATATAATGTGTAATGCACATGTCTAATATTAGCTATGACATCACCATTATCATCAATAAAAACACAGACATTACATAAACCTGTTCCATCTGTTTCATGTCCAGGTATTAAAAGAGGTGTAATGGAACCTCCATTTTCTATAACTAATTTGGCCAGATTATTAATCAAGTTGTTTTAATTTATAGCCCTAATATAATGAATTTTATTTTATAATCCAAATAATTATGTAACAGTAGTATCAACATTATTAGTCATTCCTGCAGTTATATTCATTTTTATATATTTGATTCTTACATACCAATCCTTAGTTGCACTAGAAATATTACTTGCTGTTTTAAATCTTAATGATTTATTATCAAGTTTCCATAAAACATTTGGGTTTTCATTAATAGTAGGAAGTGGAAGAGCTCTACCCCACCACCATTCTCCATTAGTTTTACAAACCCCGGATGCAATTCCTACTATTCTTTTTATGGTAGAAGCATTACAACCAGATACAACATCACAAAAATAAAATGAAGCACCAAGATTAGTATCAGTAGAAGGCCATCCACTTCCTGCACTTCCAGCACCAGAATATATAAGTAAACTTTCAGGCCAAATTATATAACCACTTCCTGGAGCAGCAATGAGTACTTTTCCATCATCACCATGCGCTGAATTAAGAG